GGTTATTCCGCGCGATTATGTTTTGTGTAACCTGGTTTTCCCAGGTGAAGTTTTATTGATGAATGTTGTATTCCGATTTGTGTATATTATATGACGAAGGCGCCGTATGGCTGCTTAAGGCGATCTGAACACTCTTTCGAGGCGTCATGCAGTGATCCTGTATGCCGTGGACTCAATAGTTATCAGTATCGTGGACTTAAGTATCCATGCGTCGTGGACGTTGCCATATTAATAATTGCATTTTGGATGCAGCTAGTAGTTGTTTAATTTCTACATCAGCATAAGCTTATTTCGACCCCCTTTTATACACCCCCCGGCCATTTTCGGCCTTAAGTGTTTATTCTATTGAAATTGTGGAGCATCACATTTTCTTCTCCTAAATAGAATAATATTGAATTATAGGAGTTATTGGGTTACTAGTCCCATCCTTAAAACTAGTAGACACTCTTGCTACCCTCCCGGGTGGTATGTTGGGCATACCGCCCTATTATTGCAACCAATGTTGTCCTTTAAGATTGATTTGTTTTAAGTGTAGAAAGTAGTAATTAATAACCTACTCGGGTCCCTCCCCGGAATTCCGAAGTTTAGATTGTTCACTCCCTGACCTTGTCTTGTGATCAATAGATTCTTTAGTCTAATCTTCTACCCAGCTAACGCTGGCTATTGAACTTATAGCTTATTAGCTCTCTTATGTGTGAGATCTTTGATTGTATTACTGAATAGTAATAGAGGATGCAGGACATAGCTCTGCTTTGTTCATGATTAGTTCCTGTTATCCCGCATTCATTATTCGGTTACTCTTTTATTTGAGTGTTTGTTATTTGTAAGAGATAGATGAATCTAGTACGATGATTCTTTCCCCCTGCTCTTACTGCGCTACAATAATTGGAATTTCCAGTAATATCACTTTTAAATTCCCTAATGACCCACTTTTTGATCGTTTTCTAAAAACGAACGGCTTCAGGCAGAGTTAGCTTTCTTATATAAAAAGCGCTCCCTCTAAAATGATAAATGTCTATTTTTAATAACTTATCCTTTTCCAGTACTCCTCTTCGTAGGAACCACGCACATTCTGTGCATATCCCAACTCTTTCTGATATCCATTATCAGAATTCACCTTTATGTCGTAGTGATGCTTTGAAGAACTCTTTTAAGTTCTCAAACTATCACTCCCCCTCGTGTTGTTTGGAAGATGATCGGTTGCAAGAGGCTATTGATGCCCATCTCGCTAACCGATATATTCCTATTCGTAATAAAAATTTAAAAAATAAAAATAAAAAAGTTGCATGTCGTGAGAGATCCGATTCTCTCATCGTTAATTTAGATGAGTTGGATAGTTTTCCCTCAATTATAGTTAAAAGACCAAAAAATTGTTTAGTTAGTTTTTTCCGTAAGTTATTTGGAAAACCTACAAAGGAAATTTTAGAAATTCAATCTAGTGATTATGCTGTGCGTGAACGCGTTTCAGACATGTTAGATAAGGTTTCTTCCAATGATAACCAATATATAGTTAAGTTAGTAGAAGATGTTTCGATCTTGTTTTATAAAATTTTGTATAAAACCAATACCTATGGTGATTTAGCGCTGTGGTGGTTGGATTTTATTAAAATGCGTACAAATGGTTCTTTAATTTTGAACGCAATAGATTGTTTCAACAGTTTTGTTAAAGATGTTTTTGAAATACCCGATGATATTAAAAATCTCAATGAACATCTCTTTATGAGTGATGGTCTTGAGATCCATAGTTTTGTTGATTTGGTGGCAGAAATGCGTGCCAAGCTCGACAAATACGATGAATTAAAATCGTGTGTAGCTTTCAAAAAGATCTATAGATTAATAATGTTTGCCATGGTTAATTCGACCTTTGGCTTCTGTGGGATTAAAATGGATTTATCCAAATATTCCTTTTTGGAGCGTGCAGCTCTTAAAAAAGAATTTCATTTGGGTCCAGATTTTGTTCATTGCATTTTTGACACTTTTGTGTTTTTGTGTGAGCGTGGTATTCAGTGTTATAATAGTTGTTCTATTCAACCTATTTTTCATACTGGAAGCAAATATGCTGCTTTTTATGATGAGTGTTCTAAACTCAAAAAACAAGCTACGCAACTTAGTGACCCACTAGCAAATGGATTTTCCGAATCTGAGTATTTGGCAAATCTGAATAAGGCTGTGGTCCGCGCCCAAGCTATATACAACCATGCTGATATAAAAGGCGATTTTGAAAAGAAAATGGTTAAGCAAACTTGGGACATGTTGTGCATGTTGCAGAGTGACTATGCTCGTATGCGTAATGCTCGTCAACCTCGTCGCACACCCTTTTCTGTTTTGCTCTTTGGTGATTCTAGTATTGGTAAGTCAACTTTGACGAACCTTATTTTTTCCCATGTGGGTAAAGTTTTGGGTTTACCAGTGGATCCCGAGTATATGTATGCAAAAAATCCGATTTCAAAATATTGGGATGGATTTATGACCAGTCAGTGGTGCATCAATTTAGATGATATATCTTTTTTGAATCCAACAGCTGCCAATGGCGTAGATCCCACTATTGGTGAAGTTATACAAATTGTTAACCCCACCCCATACACTCCTGATCAAGCCGCCTTAGAACAAAAAGGTGCTAATCCATTGAGAGCACATTTATTGATAGGTTCAACCAATACAGAACATTTGAATGCTTTTTCGTATTTCTCCTGTCCATCAGCTGTGCAAAGAAGGTTTCCTTATGTCATAGTAATAAAATTAAAGCCTGAATATAAAGGAAGTAATGGTATGCTTGATGTTAGTAAGATACCACCTCAAACAGATGATGCGTACCCAGATTATTGGTTATTTACTATTAAATCTGTAGTAGCTCAATCAGTCTTTGAACGACAGCGTACTACCGCATCTTTTAAGTTTATTCATGAGAATATTGAAATGCCAGCTTTTATTACTTGGCTTACTAATGCCACCAAAGATCACTTTAAGGATCAGGATAATATGATGGGAGCATTTAATAAAATTCGCACTATTAAATTGTGTGATAAATGTTTCTTGCCCGCTGCTCAATGTCCATGTCCCGTTGAAGTTGTAGTCCAACCAACCGTTGTTCAAGAACCTCTTGAGGTGCAATCTATGGAAACGGTTTTTTATGCTATGGGAGCATTATATTTTTTCACTCTCCTATGGGGAAAATTTGTCAAATGGTATGGTTCTTATAAATTACTTATTTGGACATGGCGTACCATGCAGACTTTTCGCAGAGAATGTATGGGATTTTATGTTCGCAATATTTTAAGATGTGCGGAAACAGCTTCTAATACGCGTGATGAATGGATTCGCTTAGGCAATAGAGTACAAAATCGTTTAAGTTTTTCTAAGCAACATGTTATGATTTTTGGAGCTGGTTTATCTCTGATAATGGTCACCAAAAAATTCTATCAAGTGTTTCATTCATTACAGATTCATGGTGCCAATCACTCAAAAGAGGTAGGTGCTGCTCCCACAGTGGAGTATCCTGAAACTAGAAATGTTTGGGTTAAATCTGAGGTTAATCTAACCAAATTTGATGTATCTGATAAAACTATTGGATTTAATGGTTTGACCGAAGATTATATTCAGAAGAAACTCCTGCGTAATTGCGTTTTTCTGCAAGCACAATATGTTTCTCCGGTAGATGGAGCTACACGTATGCGTGAAATTCGCGGATTTTGTATAGGTGGGCATAAATATTTAATTAATGCACACTTTCTCAAAGATATGCCGCAGGTATTTCCACTCCAAGTCAAAATAGATATTGATATAGATGGGGTTAATACAAATGTTGAAGTACTTTTCAATATGTGTAAAGCTACCGTCGCTCAAAATATGGATATAGCTATTATAGAATTGAATGATATTCCTCCTAAAAGGAGTTACATTGATTTATTCCATAAATCTACCTATCGTGGCCAGTTTTCGGGATACTATTTGCGTAGAAATAAGGATGGAAGTGAAACTGTTCTCCACATACAAAAACTTAGAGAAGATATATTGAATCTTGCTGCTTTGGAAAAAACCATACCATGTTGGTTGGGATTTTCAGAAGTGGAACCTAAGCAGGGTGATTGTGGAAGTCTTTTAATTTCACACACCACTATGGGACCAGTTATTTTGGGTATCCATATTGCTGGTCGTCCCAATAGTACTGGTATCGTAGCACATTCTGTGACTTATGAAATGTTGCAAGAATTATTAGGTGAAACAATAATTATGCAAAGTGGAGCCCCACTAGACAATCCACCTGGTTTGGAGCGTCCAATAATTGACTTACATCCTAAAGCACGTATTAGATTTATTCCAGAAGGTGTTGGTGAGATATATGGTTCTATGCCATGTTCACGCCCCACTGGAAAATCCCGTGTTGGTGAATCCCCGATGGCTCCTCTCCTTAAAAAGAAGAAAAGTTCGGTACCTTATGAAGTCCGATATGGAGCTCCAGTTATGAACGGTTGGAAACCATGGGACCATGCATTGAGACCATTGGCTGACAAGAATTTCTTGTTAGATGATGGCATCCTAGATCGTTGTGCTGAAGGATATTATAGCGACATAGTCGATTCTCTACCTCAAAATTGGGAAAAGGAAGTGTTCGTTTATGATACTTTTACAGCAGTTAACGGTGCAAATGGTGTCAAATTTGTTGATAAGGTCAATAGAAGCACATCCATGGGATACCCTTGGAACAAATGCAAAAAATTTTATATGCATTCTATTCCCCCACAAAATGGTTTAGATGATCCAGTAGAATTCGATCAAGTAGTTATGGACAGAGTGAATGAGATTATTGAATCTTATCACAATCATAAACTAGTGCACCCCATGTTTATGGGTCATTTGAAAGATGAGGCACGTTCCTTCGAGAAAATTGCTGAAGGGAAAACTAGAGTTTTTACTGGTGCTCCTATAGATTTTTCATTAGTCACTAGAATGTATTACTTACCCTTAGTTAGATTGATACAAAAGAACAAATATTCCTTTGAGTCTGCTCCTGGAACTGCCTCTCAAACTTATGAGTGGCATGATATGTACGAATTCTTAACTGAACATGGTACTACCACTACAGTAGCTGGAGATTTCAAGAACTTTGATAAAGGAATGACCTCTAAATTAATTCTCAAGAGTTTCGAAGTTCTCATACAACTAGCCAAGCGTGCTGGTTATAACGATAAGGATATTGCAGTAATGATTGGTGTCGCTGAAGATACAGCCTTCGCTTTATTAAATTGTGATGGTGAAATTTTGCGTTTCTATCGTGGAAATCCATCCGGACATCCACTTACAGTTATCATAAATTGCATAGCCAATTGCTTGTACATGAGATATGCATACTTAGTCAGTAATCCCGAAGAAGAAGTAATGACCTTCCGGAAAAACGTCAATTTGATGACGTATGGTGATGACAATATTATGAACGTTTCTCCAGCAGCACCATGGTTTAATCATACTGCAATAGCTAAAGTTTTGAGTACCGTAGGTATAGAATATACAATGGCAGAGAAGACTGCCGCTAGTGTTCCTTATATAGATATTAAGGATGCAACTTTTCTTAAAAGAAGTTGGCGTTCCCACGATACTCTTCCATTTCAAGTCTGTCCTTTGGATGAAGACTCCATAATTAAAATGTTAATGGTTTGGAATTATTCAAAAGCAGTAGAAAAACCAGAACAAGGTGTTTCGGTTATTTCAGCTGCTATCCGCGAATATTTTTGGTATGGTGAGGAAAAATTTAACGAACAAACAAAAATTTTGAAAGAAATAGTAGAAGAACTAGAATGGCAACCTTGGGTTACTGAATCTACATTCCCGTCTTATCAGGAATTAGTTTCTCAATACTATCAAGGATCATCTAGTATTTGTACTACACTTTATGGGAGTTTACCCAACTTCCTGGAGCATTGCTCCAAAACCAACTAGGGTGCTATTAGCATAGTTACTGTATGTTTATATGTTTTTATGTTGTCAAGTAAATGTAAGAATGGATGTTAATAGATTAGGATCACATCGGCGTTCCCGAAAGTGCGTTTTTACGTAAGTGTTGTTGTCCCACACAGTCAATGTAACCTCACTATATATTGAGATAGTTATAGTGTTGTATTTTTGTCTTGCTAGAACAAATTTTTATACAGGCAGCAGGGTGCCTTCAAAATCCTGCATTTTTTGCCGCAACTTATGTTGTAGCACTTATTTTTGCGATTGTAAAACTTTTATTGATGTTGAACTTGAGCTTCACTCCTCCGAGGGTGTTGCTCATGCCACATCGGGAGAGAACACAGAATCTGCCACTTTAGTGGAATTTACAGATGAAACTCCTGGTGAAGTAGTCGATGTGCCGTCCCTAGAGGACCCATCATTTTTTACATCATATATAGATGAAACTGCTCTCACCAAATTTTTAAATCGTCCATTGCGTTTGGTTGATACTACTTGGGTAGCTGGAAGCACTTTGACCAATTTACAATTTCAACCATGGCATTTATTTTTTAATTCCACCAATGTCAAATATAAGATGCATAATTATGCTTTTATAAATTGCAAGTTGCATTTAAAAGTTGTAGTGAATGCTTCTCCATTTTTCTATGGAGCTGCTATGCTTTCTTATTTACCCAATACTGCAATATCTAGTACAACCATCAATCCTTTATTACCAAATAACAATGATTGTAGGTATAGTCCTTTATCAACTAGGCAGAAAATAATGATATACCCCCAAACTTCGCAGGGAGGGGAGTTGATTTTACCGTTTTTCTATCACAAAAATTGGTTAGCAGTTAAATCTGCTACTGATTTCCAGGAGATGGGGGTGTGTACACTTCAGAGTTTGACTCCATTGCAGGAAGCCTCAACAAGTACAGGAACTGGTGTTTCTATAGCTGTATATGGATGGGCAACAGATGTCAAATTAACTGGATCTACTAGTGCTTTAGCTCTACAAATGAACGAGTATGTTAAGGGACCCGTATCCAACGTTGCTTCCGCAGTTAGTGGTGTTGCTAAGAAAGCTTCTGCTATACCAATGCTTGCTCCTTATGCTAAAGCCACTGATATGGTGGCCTCCGCAGTTGGTTCAGTTGCTAGTCTTTTCGGCTTCACAAATGTTCCAATTATTGAGGATGCTAAACCATTGCGACCTTCAGCTTTTTATAATTTTGCCAGTCCAGAGATTTCGCAACCTACAGAGAAATTGACTATGGATCCAAAAAATGAATTATCAATAGATCCAAGAGTAGCAGGTCTGGGTGAGCATGATGAAATGCTTATTTCAAATTTTGTCAATAGAGATTGTTATGTTACACAATTTAATTGGAATATGACCAACATTACCGATGATTGTCTTTTCACAACTTTTCCCTCACCTCATTATGTTAATACTGCAGCTGCTTCACAAGCAGGTACAACGCAGAACATGGTTGCTGGTACACCCACATCACATGTTGCTGCTTTATTTAACAGTTGGCGAGGAGACATAACTTTTAGATTTAGATTTATATGTTCTAAATTTCATAGAGGAAGAGTAATTATCCAGTGGGATCCAGTGAATGATATTTCCCTTCAACCTAATGATAGTAATGTTGCTTTTTCAAAAATTATAGATATTTCTGAAGAAACTGACGTTGAAATTAGAGTACCTTACTTACAAGCCCGAGAATGGTTAGATACACCACTCTATATAGGCAAAATGTACAACAGTAAGTATTTTGGAGCAGGAAATTCAACCACAGTTCCTACAGCTTTTGATAATAGGTGCAATAATGGATATTTAGCAGTAAAATGTTTAACAAATTTGACATCTCCAATCGCTACAGCAAACATACAAGTTTTGGTGTCTGTTAGATCAGACAATTTGTGTTTTGCTAATCCACGTCCTCCTCCACAGGACTATTATATGTTTGATTTACAATCATCAGATTATGAGATACACAGTGGAGAAAATCAAGTTTCCTATGAACAACCACGTGAATTGGTTATGGGAACTGCTAGTGAAGAAAGTCCAAATTCCGCTCTTGTATATATGGGGGAACGAATTGTGTCATTACGACAAATTTTGAGAAGAACATGTTATTCATGGACTAGACATTCTTTAGCTAATAGTGCTGATTTAATTACTATAATTCGTACACCACATGCCGTATTCCCCTTATATCCGGGTTATGATGGCAACGGTAAAGATATAGCTATAGCGCAAGGTTCAACCGATGAAAAATCTTATAATTGGGTAAATACCACACCCACCAATTGGTTTGCACCATGCTTTAAGGCTTATAGAGGCTCTCATGTCTGGCATTATAATGTTCAGTCTGATTGCCCATTGCACTATGTGAAAGCAGCAAGAAGCTCTTCAGGTATACCACAATCTAATGATTTACCTCAAGGTCGCAATTATTATTCACAAAATAACATTTCTGTTTCAAGATCCCGCTACCAGGCAGGTTCTTTATCTATAGCTTATATGAGCAATGGGTTTGCAGGAATGTCTTATACTAATCCTAAAACACAGGCGGGTATTTCCGCCCATTATCCAATGTATTCATCCTATCGTTTTAGGTCTGTAGATCCCGATGCTATAACACTCGGAACTACAGTGGATGATACAAATTTAGAGTCTGGTTCAATAGAATTTACTTTGAGACCCAGCTCGGCTCCTAATAATGGAGTACAAGGCACAACTGTGGATTTTTTCCACGCTGTTGGTACAGATTTCACTCTGTTATGTTTCACAAACATACCAACATTAGTGCTATATAGTACTGTTACACCTGGTCCTACAAATAGACCATAACAACAGTCTTAAAAAAGAACGCGTCGGCCGTTCTTTCTCGCAAGAGTTTAGTGAATTGTCACGCACATCTTCGATGCTATATATTTATATATTATCTATTAAAAAGGTTTTAAGGAGAGTGCGTGCACTCTCTGGAATTTCCCTGAGATTTTCTCAATAGGTCGTCATCTTAGTTTTGTGCGTGCTCAGTGAGTCAC